ACACTACTCTACTGAAACTATTGATGGTATGTTTGCATGGGTAGATTCTATGGGAAAGGAAGTAACAGTTAGAGAAATAGTAGAACACTATTATAAAGAAACCTATAAACCAGAATAACATGGCACAACAGACGGCGGTGGAGTGGTTGTTTCAAGAAATAGATCAAGTCATTGATTTAAACACAAGTGAATTGGAAAGAGTTTATAAAGCAGTTCAACAAGCCGCAGAAATGGAAAAGCGTCAAAAGAAACGTGCTTGGGATAGAGGAAAATATATCGGGCAATCTTTCCCTAAAGGTCAAATTGAACCAGAATATGAGCAAGATGCAGAGGAATACTACACCCAAACCTACGGCAAATGAGATACTCCCAAAACAACGAACAAGATGTAATCGAACAGTACTTCCGCACATCGGGAGTATTCCTTGACATTGGTGCCAATGATGGACAAACTTTGTCCAATACCTATTCCCTGCAACTCAACGGATGGGGTGGAGTACTTGTAGAGCCGAGTGAAGATGCCTTCAACAGGATCCCACCCAATGACAAGGTTAAAGCGTTTAATGTGGCAATCGGTACGGCTGATGGCACTTGTACATTCCATGAAATGGGAACACATCTGAACAGGGGCGATGTATCGCTATTATCCACCATTAAGAAATCAGAGATGAAGAGGTGGAATGGTACGGAGTTTAAGGAACGCATGACAGAGGTGTGGACTTATAAAACGTTAGTCAAGAACTCACCATACAAGGTATTCGATTTCATTAGCATTGATGCTGAGGGTATGGACTTTGAGATACTCGAACAGATTAACTTATCGCATACACAAATGGTGTGCATTGAACACAATGGCAATGCTGATTTATTCCAACTCATTAAAGAGTACTGCAACGGGTTCGGACTGCATAAGAAATTACTTAACAATTTAGAGAATGTAATATGGGCAAGGTAATCGTATCCCTATCCTCCACAGGTAGGGAAAACTACAACGAAGCACAACTCGGACTAATCCGTTCCATTGACCGCAAGGCACCCGACTATGACACCCACCTGCGCAGCGTGGATGGATATGTGGATGAATACCTTGAGCGCAAAATAATTCTTGGGGATTGGCCCGAATCAAAGCGGTGGGGCAAGTCATGGAACCACCAAAATATGCCCTATCAGTTCAAACCGTTTATGGTGGCCGAAGCGTTGGAGTTGGGATACCGGAAAATCATTTGGTGCGATAGTACAATCCGGGTAATGAAGAACCCCGACCCTCTCTGGCAACTTGCAGCCGAGCATGGAATTGTGGCCTGGAATAATGAGGGGCATCCGCTACACAAGTATATCCCCGACCACCAGTTGGAGTTCCTCAAGATTGAAGGGTACGAATCAGTAAAGCAGATGTACCAAATAATGGCTTGTTGTATTGTCTTTGATTTCGACCATCCTGCGACTAAACCGATATTCGATAAGTGGATTGAAGGTGCCTTTAATAACTGCTTTCACCATAACGAGAGTAAGAATCCACACTATGTTAGCAGCCGTCACGATCAATCGCTGCTATCAGCTATCATGAATCTAAATGGTGTAAAGGTGCAGCCGTATGGGGGATTAGCTTATCGTGAGTTTATGCCAGTAGAACCATTCTTCATTAATTGGGGGGTAAAAGATTAGTTATGGACTTCACCAAAGAGCAATTCATTAACTTTTGGGGCAGCAATGGGTACTATGAGGAGTTCACCTATGGGTTAGGCATACAACAGGTGATTGAGCGAACTATCGTACCATTTAGTAATAAAACCTGTTTAGAAATAGGATGCGGTGGCGGTGTATTCACAAAAGTACTATCAGAGCAATTCGATGAAGTTATCGGAATAGATGTGATACCCGAACACGATGGAGTGAGATACCACAATGTGAAGTATAAGGAATTAGACAACCAAGATTACTACTGCACCGGAATACATGACAACTCAATTGACTTTGTATTCAGTTACGGAGTATTCTGCCACTTCTCAAATGATGCCATTAAAGAATGTCTGCAATCTATTTACAGAGTAATGAAGAAGGGCGGTGATTGTGTGATAATGATTAGTAACTTTGACAAACTGAAAGCGGAGTTCCCCGACTTCGATGACTGGAGTAAATACAAGTTAGGGGATAGAATGTTAATAGGGCATTTTTACCAAGATGACAGAACGGTTGATATTATGAAGCATAAATTCAAAATAGTAAGCCGTAACCTAACACCCGACCACAGGGATATTGTGGTACATCTAAAGAAATAATATGGGCTACATTAAATTTGTAATATGAATCATAAAGAAATAACACAATCAGAACAACACGAAAATATCCGTAAAAAATTATGGAGTGATGTTTATGTGGCTTATGTTGCTGCTTCAAACTCAATCGAAAAAGATGGGGCGCACAAATGGGCCGATATTGCATTAAAAAGATTCGATGAAAGATTTAATGAACCTAAACAATCTCACGAATAATGGGCTACACAGGAAAAACAATCGAACTAATAAACCTTGTAATTGACAGAGTGCAAACGGTAGTGGATTTAGGAGCGCAGAATGATTACCGACATCCGACACTACCTGCACCATACGTTAAAGATACCTATTATGCCAACAAGCAATACACGGCCATTGACATATCCGGAGAGAACGGAAGTGAACCGTATGACCTTTCACAACTACACAGTTTCGGAGTACAGTATGACCTTTTGGTGGATGCAGGAACCTCCGAACACGTTGGAACCAACGGAAAGCATGACATCAAAGCAATCTACAACTGCTGGAAGAACAAGCACAACCTCGTTAAAGTTGGGGGATTCATTGTCTCCGAAAACCCAAAGACAGGGAACTGGCCGGGGCATGGGTTCAACTACTACACTACAGACTTTTATAAGCTACTCGCTGGCTTTGGTGATTACTCTCTCATTGATCTCGGTGAGCATCCTGCTATGGGTAACACAACAGACGGTTGGAATGTTTACTGCGTTATGCAGAAAACTAAAGAGGAATTTATAAGTTTGGAGAAATTCAAGAAGTGTGGTATCGCAACAAGTTAAATATTAACTATGTTTAGTTATTACGGAAGCAAATCAAAAATAGTTGATTATTATCCTCCACCTAAATATTCAAAAATAATTGAACCATTTGCAGGTAGTGCAAGGTATAGCTTAAAGTATTGGCAAAATGATGTATTGCTTGTAGATAAATATGAAATAGTGATAAGGGTTTGGAAATACTTACAACAAGCAAGTGAACAAGATATTTTGAAATTGCCAAAACTTGAAGCAAAAATGGAATTGAATAAATTATGGTTATCAGATGAAGAAATATTGTTTTTAGGTTTTTTTGCTGGGTGTGGTAGTTTGGAACCGAGAAATAAAGTAAGCAAAATGGCAAAAAATAATTTTGATACTACTCCTAACTTATATAAAAACATTGCTAATAACTTGCATAAAATAAAACATTGGGAAATTAAACTTGGTAACTATGATGAAATTGAAAATGTAGAAGCTACTTGGTTTATTGATGCGCCATACCAATTTGGTGGTGAACATTATAAAAAAAGTTCAAAGCAAATTGATTTTAATTTTTTGGCTGAATGGTGCAAGAATCGAAACGGACAATCAATAGTATGTGAAAATACAAAAGCAAATTGGCTACCTTTCAAACCTATTGTAAAAATACAAGGAGTTTCAAATACAAATACAACAGAAGCAATATGGTCAAATCATAAAACTAATTACGATTTGCATCAACAGTCATTATTTTAATTAATTTGTATTATAATGCTATCGCAACAAGTTAAGCAAATCAAAGCGACATCGGTATTCTATGCCAATGAGAAGGCATACAATGAGGGATTCCCGATAATCTGCAATGAGGGGGGAAGTCGATCGTCGAAATCATTCTCCATTGTTCAGTTGCTTATTCAGATAGCATCTACCCAACGCAACAAGCGTATATCGATAGTTTCCCATTCCCTCCCACACATCAAACGGGGCGCATACAGGGATTTTAAGACCATTATGGAAGATTGGAATATGTGGAAGGATGAGGATTTCAGTTTTACAGACTTCATTTACAAATTCCCTAATGGCAGTTATATCGAACTATTCGGGTTAGAGGATGAACAGAAAGCACGGGGGCCGGGCAGAGATATTCTGTTTGTCAATGAAGCGAACCTTATCCGCAAAGCACTATTTGACCAATTGGCAATGCGTACAACGGGGACAATCTTCCTGGATTGGAACCCTGCTGACTTCGTGAGTTGGGTGTACGATGTTGCGGACAATCCCAACAACAAGCGGATAAAATCTACCTATATCCACAATAAAGGGAACTTATCCCAAACACAGATAGACATCATTGAGGGTTATCGCAACCTGCCCGATGACTTCATGTGGAAGGTGTATGGGTTGGGAGAAAGGGGTGCTGCGAAAGAGATTATCTACACCAAATGGCAGATAACAGATGTACTCCCGGAAGGTGGCGATGTGTTCTATGGACTTGACTTTGGATATGT